ATAGGGAAGACAATTCGTCCGTACATCTTTCCAGAGGAGGCGTAACCTGAAGCGTAGGCTTCTTGAGTCTTTTGACTAATCCCTCGCTTTTCGTAGAACGTATAGAGGTTGAGTAAGTTCTTGAGCAAGTGAGGTGAGTAGACGTCGTCTTTCATGTATTCTTCCTTGGAAAACTGGTGCTTAACTTCTAGCATTCCCATTGATGTAGCGTTTTTGAATTCGTCTACAAGTGGCTTGCTCTCATCTCCTAGCGTGAGGTCGATAAGTTTTTCAAAGGGTGCGTTGCTAATACCTGAGACGAAGTCGCTCCATCGTCCAGTATTCTTGTTGATACTGAGAGCGGTTGGATTGTCTCCATCTCGGTAAATAGCCGCACATCGGTAGAATTCTCCTTGCAACGTGGGTGAGTATCCCATTGATTGCAAGAAGCTTAGCACGTCAAAATGGGGCGTCGATTGTTGCTGAGTCATCTTTCTTAAACTTTGAATTCTTTGCTATAAGAGACTTGGCGACGTCTCGTAAGTCTCCCTTTTCTGTCACGGCGAAGTTCTTGAACTCTAGGTTGATAGAATTCTTCCGCAGAGAACCGTCTGGCATCTCGACCATTTTCAAGTATCCGTCGGGGTCTTCTCCAAGGAATCGACCTTTGACAAAAATCAATTTGTGAGTGCCAAATTCCTCGCCTTCCATCTGAATTTCATCAATAGTCTTGTTACGCAAGATTGCGCAGTGAGACGCATAGTGAATCAGTCGGTCGGATAGACCAAAGACGTTTTCTGAGTCGTCCATGTCTGCAGATGATTTCTTGGATACAACGCCCATTCGGTTTGACTGAACCGACGTAAGCATTGATATCACAGGCTTTCTGTTGACTAGAATTTCGTCGTGGATAAGCGTCTTGAATTTGTCGAGCATTCGTCCAAGGTACTTGTGTTCGTCTTCTCTTGTGCCGTTTTGTGGTGGCTTGAGGTAGTCGAAGCAGAATATCATCTGTCCTCCCTTGGCGACGTTTTCGTAGAACCACTTGACAATATCTCGCATTTCTTCGTACTCCTTACCTGCAACCTGGTAGTAATACAATTGCTTGCCTTTGGTTGCGGCTATGGCGTTTTTGATTTTCGCCATGTTGCCTGAGTACTCTTGCCAACGCCCAGACTCGATGTCGTAGTAGTTGATTTTACCAAGAGATGAGATACGGCGGTACTGAAGTTCTCGCTTGCTCATTTCCCCATTATCGAAGTGAAGAACTGGCACGCCAAATCTATCAGATACCTTTGTGGCTAAGTCCATGGTGATTTGAGTGTTGTGAGTCAAAACGCCATTCTTGAGGGTGTACAAGTGGGATTCGTCGTCCACATAGATACACGTGCATGGCATCTTGCTACGCTCTTCTTCCATGGCGGAAATTCTCACGTAGTCTCTGAACTGGTAGTCTTTGTCGGAATCGCTTAAGAATCCTAGTTCTCTGTAGAGGCGCATTGAGATAAAATGCACATCATAGGCATTCTGAACAGGCACGTAACCATTTTTTGTACAACGCTTAAACGGAGTACGTCGGTTGGAAATAACGCCCACTCCACCAATTGAACGGATACAGTCGAGGAAAATTTCAGCATCCTTGAGTTCTTCCGTGGTGAATACTGATGTGACGCTTGAGAGGACAACTCCTTTCTCAAAGTAGCTTGAGTATCTATGTTGAGTTATCTTCCCTTCTGGGAATGTCACAGCGGTATTGCCAAGGGTGAAGCCTTTCATGAATGCCAAGCGTCTTGACATTGAGATCGTGCTTAGTGGCAAGTCTTGAAGTGACTTGTGAGTTCCGTCGTCGTTGGAATAAGAGTCACCAAAGGCTTTACCGTAGTTGTAGAACGTACCGTCTGTACCTCTGATACCTGGGTCGTGGTAGTATTCTACTGGTGACGTTTCCACGTAGATATTCACATCGGATGAAACAAATGGCTCAATCTTCTCTGCAGGAGCTGTTCGTAGAACGTCGATATCTCCATTTCTGAGATTGACTGTCCACAAGTGTTCCTTGTCGCAAAGGGTGTACTGACGACCATCTGCCCAACGTACTCGGTAGCATTTTCTAAACCCTTGAGGATAGACGCCTTTGACTTTTGTTTCTCGTCCGTCCTGGGAAATGATGATTTCACCTTCCTTGAGCTTAGAAATAGGTTTGCAACCACCGTACTTGGTAGAGACTTCCTCTGTATCACATAATGCCTTACCCACGCCAGAACGTGACGTAAACAGGGTGATGTTCCCTGGACGAAGGAGAGACCCAAAAATCTTCTGAATCGTCGGATAAGGGCATTCTAAGCCCTTTGTGAGGGCATCTTGGTTGGTTGTCTCTTCGATTGCGTCAACAATGTCGTCGTAAATGTTGACAGGTACTTCAGAGCCTCGCTCAATGGTACTAACGCATTCCTGGAAAATCTTTTCCACGTTGCGTACCGTTTCCCCTGCGTTATCGAAGGGAGTCTTGAGCAGATACTTCTGAATATCAGCTGTTGCAACGAAAATTTTTCTGCGCTTGGATGCGTCTTTGAGGATGTTGGCTAGCCCAATGTGATTGTCGTCACGGATGAGCATTGTACCAAGGCTTTCAACATATTGACTAATGTCCATGTTGATTGCCCCAGAGAGACGTATCACGCCAGAATTCTTAATCTCGTCAATGACGGCTGGAATCGAGACGTACCGATATCGTTCATAACACTGAACACACAAGCTGTAGACTGTTCGGTGAATGGTGTTTTCACCGTTTTCAAAGTCTTCCCTCTTGAGGATATTGATAATATCATCAATAACACCCTTCTTCGTGAGAATCAGGGCGAGGAGAGCTTTTTCTGTGTCTAGGAGGTTGAACTTGTTGCTATACGAAAGACCCTCAAGCATTACCCAAATCTCCTAATGACCGAGTGAGCAAGGTTTGTTGACGCTTAGCATTGTGCTGTGCAATCGTATAAACCATGTTCTGAATAATGGCGTCTTCGATAGCCCCTTCGCAGAATGAGTACGTTTCAATGAACCCATCGGCGTTGCATACAAAGAGGTAGAATCCCTTGTTGTAGTCAGCCCCTCCTGACATCTCGTAGATTGCTCTACGAAGAGCAGATGGTATTGTGTCTAATTTCTTGTATTCGGGTAGTTCAACTTCTTCAGGGTTAGTATCTTCTTGCAGTAGTGAATCATCGCTCATAAAATGTTTTCTCCAAACTTTGCGAACGTTTCTTCGCAAATTTTATCTTCGGGGTAAATCTCGACAAGGAGTATATCGTTTTTCTCGCAGAACTCAAGCTTTTTTGCGTCTCGCTCGAGTTGGTCTAGGAAGTTTATCTTTGAACCTCCGTGCATGAATCGGTTGTATCTCTGATGCTGTGCTCCTTGAATTTCGACTGCTACTCTTCTCGTAGCGTTATAAAAATCAAGGGTTAGCTTTGTCCCGACAACAGGAAATTCTTCAAAAACAATATCCATCAACCAATACTGGTTTAAAAACTTCTTGGCTTCCATCTGGAACTTACTTCTTGATTGTTTGTTCCAATCAATGAGGTACTTCGAGGGAGAGCGCAAAGTCTTGAGCTTGCCGTTGAGGGAGAGGAATTTCATTAGTCAAGATCTACCTTTTGTGTGATAGCATTGATGACCATAAAGCCACAGCGTCTGCCTTTTTCGTCTACGATGTGACGTTCTCGGTTTTCTTTCTTAAAAAGCTTCCAGAATAACTCTAATGCGCCTGATTCTTTGAGCGCACGTTCGGCATTGAGTTTGCCCTTGGTAGGCTCAAATTCTGGAATGTCGTAGTTGCTGAGGAGTTCGTTGAATCCGTCTTCTGGCACGACGTTGCCTGTTGTCTTAATGGAAATCCAAGAGTCGGCGATAAGCTTAAGCATGACTTCTCTTTCCCACCAAATACATTCTCCTGGACGGTCGTATCGGATAGGATAAGCCAAGGGCATGTTCTGAACATTACTATCTGACTTGCGAACAAAGCCTCGTACCATGTGTCCTACTGGTTGGTCTTTGCTCATTTTGTCGAAGTCGTTGATTGCCTTCGGACGTGCTGGGTTGAAGTCTTCGTTGGATTCAAAGTACTGACTGTCTACCTTGACCGTGTAGAATTCCAAGATGACGTCTGGGAAGTGGATGAGAGCATTACCTCCTGAGGAGTCGAGCTTCATCTGGTTGACTTCGTGCGTATAGGCGTTTGTCTTGATGTTGGCTCGTTGTTGAGAAATAAGCCCTAAGTAGTGTCCTCCTGCTGAGAGTGGAACAGAGAGCTTTTTCATGGCAAGAGTTGAGAGGGTTGCTCCACCTGCTACTTTGATTGCTTCGCTGAAGTCTTTTTCTCCATCGCCTTGCAAGATGAGTCCGTCCATTGAGTCTACAATGAAGAAGAATTTGTTGTCAAAATTCCCCTTGATGAGTTGCTCTACTAGGTTGAATACCCCTTCGTAGAAGTTTGTTTCAATGATGATGCACTTGCCGTCTTGCCAGTCGATCTCGTCGTCTACAAAGGAAATACCTGAGTTATTGCGGAGCGTGTCGCTGAATCGTCCCTCGGATTTGAAGTAGATGCCTTTTGCCTTGGGGACTGTTTCGAGGAAGTCTTTCATGTAGGACAACATGCAGGATGTCTTTCCGCCTCCTGATGCGCCATAAAATCGGAACATACATGGCGCAAGTGTTCCAATCATTTCGTCAAGTAAGATGCTTCCACTGGAAATTCTGTAGTCGTGTTCGACCTTCTTGTAGTAGAGGGACTTGTTCTGCTTGTTGAGCATGAAGCTCTTCAAGAATTTTGAGGAGTCTACTTCTGCTATTTCGTCGTCTTTTTTGGCCATAAATTATTGTTCGTTAGTGTGATATTCTCCTGTACAAACGAAGCGTGCGGTTGCTTCTTCTACTGATACCATTTTCTCCTCGAAGGAGACAAAGTCGGACAGGAGACATTCATTATCTTTCCATGCCTTCGTGGCAAAGTCAACCAATGCCGTTATCTCTTTGATGAGGACTTCGATTGACTTGTTGTCCTTAAATGTTTCTCTGAATTCTTTTAACGCCTTAAGCTTAGGGATATACTTTGCTTTTATAGCTTCTCGAACGTTCTCAACGTGTGTTTCGTGCTTTTCTAGCTCTACGTGGTCTAAGTCGTGAATTTCTTCAACTACTTGGAATTCACCTTCTGTTGTATCTGAAAAGCCAAAATTCTCCTTGAGAGCTTCTTGTTCGTAGGCTTCTTGGTAGCTCATGAACATGTCTCTGTTGACCCCTTCGATTTCCCAAAGGTCGTACATGTACTTGCTAACGTCGGATTTCGTCAAAGTATTCGATTCTGCCTTCTTGGTTATCTCTTCTCGGATGTGTTCGGCAGCGTATCGAATTCTCTTGATGTCACTCTCTGGAATGAATGGCTCGCCTGAAAACTCGTTACAAAGCCTCTTAATGCCCCTTAAATTGCGTTGTAGGTCGAGCATGTCTGATTCTTCGGCTAAGACAGGGTCGAGCGTTTTAGGGGCATTCTGGGCGTTTTCTGGTACTCCCTTTCTTTCTTCGATCTTCGCAAAGCGTGCCTTTTCTTCTCGACGTATCTTTGAGATGAGCTTTTTGCCGTTGTAGAGAGATTTGTCCACTAGCTCTTCTTTGTTGATTACATAGTCGTCGGCAGAGATTGCAAATCCTACCTTGTCCATGTTGACTGCTATCTTGCGCACGAAGTAGTTGTAGGTTGTTGCAAACTCGTTTGCCTCTGCTACCCAGTCGGTGCTTCTGTACTTGTCCGCTATGTAGACTCCTTCGACGTGCCTGGAGAGGTCGCAGAACATTGACTGGATGTCTCGCTTCTCTAGCGTTCCAATGCCTTTAAGAGAATCGTTAAATGCGTTATATCGTTTTGCAAAGCTCCTGAATAACCCTTTGATATAAAACTTGTAGTACAACTCTTCGGCGATTTCCCAAGCAAACTCGTACCTTTCTGGGGTTGTCGCATAAGAGAAGACTGTTGAATCTTGAATACTAGGGAGTTTCTCTCTCTTCATGGCAAGTGCTTTTTTAACCCATAATGCGCCTAAAGTCAACGTTTATTCATGGTCTTGTTTATGAGTTGAAGAAAAAATTTTTACTTTTTGTTGACTCTTGCGCAGTTTTTGTGTAACATCACTCGTAGATACGTGATTGACAGCGTACCCTCGGCTCTTCCTATATGGCAGAGGGCAGAATAGACAAGCAGTACGGCAAGGAAACTCCGATTGCGGCGATTCTGTAGAAAAAACAAAGCGATTCAAATCCCTGCACGGAAATCTACTGTGATTCTGGATGGGGACACCCCGCCACTGACATTGAAAAATGTGGTGTAGCAGGAGGAACAGCCGAAAGCTGACTGGTTTACAGAGTGACCGCAACCAGAAATGAAGATACTCCTCCTGTTTAGTTCTAGACTGTGAGAGCGACCGTTATACGGCGAAAACCTCAATTGAGCTTCAACTTACGCCTCCCTTTCCCGAAGGGGGGTGTAAGTCTACCTGCTCAAGGCTCTGTTACCGGCGGCCACCTCATCGGTATACCTTCTATGCTAGAGGTACTTATAGCTACCATATATAGCTAAAGCTTTAGACGCTAGCCTTAGCTATAGCTTACCTCTAGCTGCTATAGGCCTTAGACGCTACCCTAGCTAAGGCATACAGTTTCAGCCTAAGCCTTAGATGCTACCCCTGCCTATAGCAAGCGTCTAGCTGCTCGGAGCTTTCTTCCTGCGTTCCTTTTTGTCCTTTAAATTCTTTTAAAAACAAATTTAAATCGTTACTGCATGTAGGGTCCTTGGCATCTCATCGGACTATGTTCGATGAGTGACGAGGAGCAATAGGCTGGGTGAACAACTGTGCTTGCATTAGGGCAACCATTGCATCAACCCAACCAAGTTATGTTCTTAAGGAGAGGTATGCCTAAAAGGCATTGAGGTAGAATTCCTTGACTATAGAATTCCACCTGATACCCTACTCTTAATGCAATCAACCAAGGTAACACTCTTGCAAACAGGTAAAGTAGAATTCTCTACGGCACATTCAGAAGATGCAGGGTTTGATGTAACTGCAATTCTTGAACCAACCATTAAGGGCGATTCTATTTACTTACCGACGCTCAATTGCGAAGCATACATGGCAATTGACTACATCGAGTACCACACAGGCATATACATGCAACCAGAAGATAAGGACGTGTTTGCACTAGCATATCCACGTTCATCAGTGAGCAAGTATAGACTACAGCTTTGCAACTCTGTCGGTGTAATTGATAATGGTTATCGAGGAGAGATTTGTCTTCGCTTTAACTACTTACCTGCGCCTTCAGATTACAGAATCATTGACGGACGACTTTACATCGTGCCAAATATGAAGAAGATCTACCAGAAGGGCGATAAGATCGGGCAAATCATCTTTGCTAAGAGAATTCCAGTAGAAGTATCATTCTCCGAGACCTTAGAAGAAACAACTCGTGGGTCTGGAGGATTCGGCTCTACTGGGAAATAACTAACCCCAGAAAGCCATGATAGAACAAGAGGAGCAAATCGAACTACTTGCCACAGACTTAAGGGAAGAAATTCTCAAGAGTCTTGAAAAGAGAAATGACCTTGTTGCTGGACAAATAGCTTATGCTCTTTGCTTCCTTCGAGTAGTCGAGTTTCAAGATAGCAAAAAGGGTCTTGCAGATAGAAAGAGTTTCCCTGCAATAGTAACTCTTGACTATAGCTTTAAGCGTGGAAATTCGACGTTCTATCCTTCGGCAATGTGGAAGAAGTGGGATACAGAAAACCGCAAAACTATCTACTACGCCGAGGAAGAATACCCTTCTATGCTCAAATCACGAGCTGAGCGACTTATCGAAAAAGAAGGTTTTACCGAGCTTGAGCCTCTTGTTCAAAATTCCTTGCCTAAGGACTTTTTTGAAGGCACTGGAATTCTTACCTACCTCAATGCTTTGACAGCTGATAAGTACATTGAATTCTTCGGGGAACAAAATGGCTTTCTTGATATGTGCCAACACCTGCTTTTGAAATGACAACTAAAATCGGATGCCTTCGCCTCTGTAATGAGGAGAAAACAGCTGTAGCTTGTGCTTTGTCTGTTGCTCCTGTACTGGACTACTTGTTTGTTACCTACTCTAAGGTCGATCAAACAGACAATAGCATCAATTACCTTAAGGACTGGCAAGACACATTCAAGAAAGACTATGGCATGGAATTAGTCTTTAATGAATACCCTTACCATGTTGACGCTTCCCACTCTCTTGAAGACTTAAGGACGTCTCCTGAAGAAAACTACTTATCGACCTATAACACCTTTGCTGTAGACGCAATTAGGGACTTCATCACGGAAAGCAAGTTAGATGACGTTCTTGCCTGTAAAATCGATGGTGACTTGGTTTATATTGCGGATGTCTTTGGCTCTCACTTTGACGCCATTGTCGAGAAAGGATATCTGCAAGGTAGTTACTGCGCCTACAATACCTTGGTCTACAGAAATAAGTTTTTGATTTACCATCCTGTGCCACTTATCGGAAAACTTGGTCGTGGTGGTTGGATTCGTCGCCCAATTACTTTGCCTAAGTTTTACCAAGATAGATTCTACGAAGGTGAGGGAGATTTTGTTGTTGATACTGTAGAAATCGACGGCGAAATGTGTGACCGATATTGCACGCAAGTTCCTAACCTCGCTCAAGCAGAACCTTCTTGCTTTCATTTCATGAGTGAATTCCGTTCAGGTGGTGTAGTCAGAGAATTCAATGAAAGTGAAATTTGCTCGCTCGAAGGAACAGATATCCTTGATGTATACAAGGCGGAAATTCTCCCGATCCTGCAAAAAGCAGATTCTCCTTTCCAAGACCTTACTTTTGACTTTTGAAGTACGAACGTTTTTTGCAAGTAGCTAGGCAGATTCCTTTCTCGAACTTTACTATCTGCCACAACGAGAGGGACACCAAAGAAGGAGTTGTCCGCATCTTTGAGCAACACCAATTGCCTGAAAGATTCCAAAACGACTGGCGTTGGTGTTGGGTAGGTGCAATCACTGTTGTTACGAGAGCCAATTCTGAGCAAAAGGTTATCGAAGCTTTGCGTAAAGTCTTTGTGCATAACCCCGAAGCTTTGGATATAGCTCTTATCAAGATTGATAAAAGTATAGCCACTTTATACTTTGCGCTTGAAGATTTTGAGTGGGTGTATACAACAGGCGAAATATTAAAAACGGAATTCTCTGATTCCGACTACACGTCTGCACATCTTGGTGAAGAAGTCATCTCTGGAATTCTCTCTGATGTGTAATTACTAGCCCACATGAAAAAGCAAAGAGTTTTATTGATTGCAGGTAACGCAACTTCTGGCAAGGATACGTTTTTTTCTTGCCTCAAAAAGATTTATGGAGATTTGCACGTTAAGAGATACGGCTTTGCCGATAAGGTGAAGGAATGTCTCGACGAACCCTGCGAAGAGCTTTTTCATAAAAAGATTGTCGATCTCACTCCTGTTGAGAAAGAAGGATTCCGCCCAGTAATGGTGGCGTATGCTAATCTTGCACGTGCTATCAATTCTAACGTATGGGTGGATAAAGTTTCTTCGTCAATTCTTCATGCCGCTTCTTTGCACAAGGACAACCCTCTCAATGTGATTTGCGACTGTCGCTTTGAGAACGAACTAAACTTTTTCCTCGATAGCCCTTTATACGACGCCAAGTTGTTGTATATCACTCGATATGATTGCTTTGGAACAATTATTCCACCTGCTAATTCCTGTGAAGAACTAAACAACACTGTGTTAAAAAACCGTGCCGACTGGCATTTGGAATGGTTGACCGCTGGCTCGCATAAAGAATTCCTTGTGAAAATTACAAGCGAATTTATCGAACACAACAAAGACCTCCGACATTTCATTCTTGACGGAATGAGCGAATAAGGCTATAATGTCGGCAGTTCTGAACTTAAACCATATGGCATCATTTAACGTTGTAGCCCTACAGGCACGAGTTGTCGAGCCATTGACTCTCCGTGCATCTCAAAGCGGTAACGCCTTCGGACGTCTCCGTGTTTTTGTTGAAAACCGTCGTACTCGCCCAAATAATCCTACCAATGGTGGGTTTATGGACGTATCTGTTTTCGGCAAGATTGCTGAGTTCGTATCCAAGTATTTCTCTAAGGGTGATACCATCCTTATCAATGGCTCTCTTGAATACGACGAATACGTCAACAAGGAAGGTAATAAAATTTCCAACTGGCGCATCATTGCTGACGATGTTTGCTTCTGTGGTCGTCGCCTTAACCAACAAGATAACAATGGTGGCGAAGCTCCTCAACAGCAAGCTCAAGGTGGACAACAGTTCCAACCTCAACAATCCCAACAACAACCTGCTCCTGCTTTCCAACAGCAACAGCAAGCACCTCAATATGGCAATCATTTGACGCCTAATTTGGTGCCTGGTGGTCCTCGCCCTTCTCAGGACGGTTACTACCGCAATAATCAGCAACCTCAGCAACAACCCCAACATTACGCTACCGCTCAAAACGGATATCAAGCTCCTGTTGAAGAAGATGCGCCCCCATTCTAAACAACTTCTTCGGTAGTGACATCATTGAGCCTCACTTTTGTTCTTCACAAAGGTGGGGCTTTTGTTGTACTATGCACTATCATGGCGTTCTACCGTGTTTTTTTATCAGAAAAGAAGGTCTTCGATGTAAAATACATTGATGAGTTATTCACCCTCGCCCAAAATTCTCTCACTAAAGACGTTAAGTTCGGGGACGTTGTCCTGCGTAAAGACTATGACGCCTCTTCGATGAATTACTGGAGCGGTGAGTTTTTTGCGATCTACGTTGGCGACTCTGAAAATGTGTGGGTTGAAAAAGAATTCCGCACGCAATGGAATTTCTCGCCTGTTCGTCACTTGCGAATTTCCAATGAAAAAGGCTCAGAGACCGTCATCAATACGAGCAAGAAACTTTCCCGACGCTGGGTAGGTGCTTATTTATGCAAACCTTTCGTTTTCGTGGAAGTATCAACTGCTTACCATCCTATATATTCATGACGGAAATCTCTATTGTCGAAAAGCCTAGTCGTATGATGTATGCGACTGGTGAAATAGTTCGCATCGGCGAACAGCTTAAGCATCAACACATAGGAGGTATTGAAAGCTTTACCTTCTTTGTAGGACAAATCCCTGCTAAAGATATTGCCTTAAAAATTAGCGAAAAGGGATACTTTAAGATTGACTTTTCTGTTGCTTCATGCAAACTCGACCCAGTTAAGGTAGATGTCGGATATACAATTCACCCTGAGAAGGTTGCTGCCTACCTTCAAGATAGTGAATTACATATTGCCATCAAATTTTAGGTTATGCCATTATACCAATTCTCTAAGGAAAACGGCGAAATCGTTGAGCTGTTCTTTGAAATGAAGTCAGCTCCTCGGATAGGCGACTGCCTAATTGTCAACGGTGAGTGGGTTACTAGAATTCCTTCGGTTGTCAACTGTAAGACTTCTAGCGTACCACTGGATATCTACAACGTCGATAAACTAGCTCAATACTCCACCCCTAACGAGACTATCGGCGAAACCATCGAGCGTAGCAAAGAACTCTCTGAGAAGAGAGCTGCGCAAAATGGCGGAGTAGACCCTGTAAAAGCTCGCTACAACAAGGAACGCAAAAAATCCTTTGAGAAGCGTCGTAACTTTAAGAAAAAACCTTAACAGCATATGTTCACATTTCCCCCACGTGAGAGTGACGAAAATGGTGAATACTTGCGTGAACAGTTAATCACCTACCTTGGAAACAAGAGAAAACTCTTGGATTTCATCGGTATGGGGATTGAGATTGCAAAGAATTCCCTGGGCAAGAAGAAAGTGTCTACTTTTGACGTTTTCTCTGGCTCTGGGATTGTCGCTCGATACCTGAAGAGATTCTCCGATGTCGTTTACGCTAATGACCTCGAAGCTTATTCTAGGGTTATCAATGAGTGCTATCTCACCAATAAGAGTTCGGTTGACTGGGAAGCTCTAACAAGCTCTAGGGACGAAGTTCTCGACAAGATAAAAAATAATCCGATCCATAGTTTTATCTCTGAGAATTATGCCCCTGATAGTATGGAAAACATCCAACGAGGAGAAAGATGCTTCTATACGCCCCAGAATGCCCTCTTCCTGGACTCCGCACGTTATTACCTTAACTCTTTACCACAAGACCACCAAACCCTCCTTCTAGCCCCATTATTGAGCGAAGCTTCAATTAAGGTTAATACGTCGGGAGTGTTTAAGTCGTTTTACAAGAGCGACGGAGTCGGCAAGTTCGGTGGTAGAGGGTCTAATGCCCTCTCTCGTATCCTGTCCCCCATTCAGCTTAACCTACCCCTCTTGTCTGAGTTTGAGTGCGACTCACACGTGCTTCAACTCGACGCTAGAGAAGCTGCTAAGGAAGTGGGAAATGTGGACATTGCTTATCTTGACCCTCCTTATAATCAGCATCCTTACGGTAGTAATTACTTTATGCTGAATCTCCTTGTTGACGGTGTTTTGCCTGATACTGGATTCTCTAAAACGACTGGTATTCCCAAAAACTGGAATCGTTCTAAATTCAATAAGCGAGCCTATATCCACGAGGAATTCTTTAAGCTTGTGGCTGAGCTTAATGCGAAATTCTGCATTATATCGTTCAACAACGAAGGCTTTATCAGCAAAAGCGATTTCCTCCAAGGCTTGGCGAAGCTTGGCAGAATCACTTGTCTTGAGACGTACTACAAGCGATTCCCCGATACTAAGCACAAAAAAGCGTCCAAGAATTATGTTACGGAGTATCTGTTTCTTCTTGAGAAGAAATAGCTTCCATTTGTTCCTGGAAAGTGTTTGACGTTTTTGTTGTGATACCCACCTTGCCACTAGTTGTCTTGGTGGGTATTTCTATGCTATACTTGTAGTTGACCCCTAATCGTCCGTCGATTGTCTCGCTGACGGATACTGAGGTTAGCATGGCGTTGTAGAAGTTGAGGAAGTATTTGTCGGTCCATTCTTCCTCGCCTGATTCTGGTTGAAAAAGGCGTAAGGAGAAGTTCTTCATCATTGAGGCTGTTTCTCGTACTTTGACGGTTGAGAATTCTTCTTTCTTGCCGATGTAGACTGTTGAGAAACTTACGTTGCAAATTGCTGAGGATTCGGCGTCGTTGAGAAGTGGGGATAAGCGGTAGTTTGTGTCTTTGCTTGGCTCTTCGTCGCCTGATAGGAATGTGTAGCGTTTTTTGCGGTCGATGCTTACTTCGAGGGAAAAGTCTGTGACTGGCTCGTCGAATTCTACATCTCCACTGAAAATTTTCATGGCTTTAGCAACACCAAATTGTGAAGGTTTGAGGTTGGTGGTGTTTTCTGCTGAGCCAATTGTGCGTGTCTTGCCGTCTATGTTTTCTCCTGTGAGGTCTAGCTTGTGCGTGGCAATGCCTCCTGCTTCTACTGAGAAGCTGTAGGAGTTCATGAAGCATCGGTAGACTTTCAGTACTTGTCGGTCGAATTTCTCTCCTTCTTCTTCCTTTTCTTCTTCGTCGTCCCAGGAGTAGGATGAGTAGGTTTTTTCAATAACTTCTATCAAGTCGCTTCCGTCGTCGTCTGTGTCGTTGAGGATGACTAATAAGTTGAGTGGCTCGTTGATGTCTTTAAGGAGCTGTGTCTCTGTGCTTGTGGGTGTGTTGAGGAACGGAATTTCTTCGTTGATAAGCGTTCCTGACCCTAGCATTTCTAGCGATACGTTGACGGAATGCCCTGTAACTACGTCGTTGAGCTTTTGGTATGTCCCTGACAAACTGCGTGAGGCGATGTTTGTAGATATGTCTATGCTCGCTGATTGCATTAGTGGGATGTACCACAAAATTTTGAGGTCTTCATCCCCTTTGTCCCACGCTAGTAGGATGTCGTCTCTTTTTGTAAAACGCATTACTTGAAATTCTTGGGTAAGTGGTTCTGGTTGATGACAAGTTGTAGATTGTGGTAATTTCCTACAGTCCAGGAATGTTGCCACTGTTGGCAGTTCCACCAATGTTCATCGTCCATAAAATCAGAGATTCTAAAATTCTTGTGTCCGTAGAGATGTTCTAGGAAGTGAAGAATGCACTTTAGCTGTTTTGTGTGTACTGACTCGCAAGATATCTGCAAGTTCTGGTAGTCGTATGTCCAGTCTCCTTTCCATGCTCGGATCGGGTAAGAATTCTGGTAGTCATTCATGAAATAGTCTGGCTGAAGAGACAAATTAACAGGCGTCCTTAACTCCATAGGCAGGTAGTAAACTAACCCTACATCTTTCGCCGCTTTGATGATGTCTGATTCGTATTTTTCTTCGATCGTTTCTTTTGATACGTCTTCTGGGATGTAGTAGAATGTCTTGTCTGCGTACACAATGTCGAACGTCTCCAAGCTTTCTGAGCTAGAAGTCGAAGAAATAATGTCTACATCCACGAAATTAGAAGTCTTCCAATTCAAAATCGAGGACGCTGTGTCGGTAACAAACGTAATGTTAATGGTTTGCCTTCCGTATACAGATCTACCTAGCTCAAAAGAATCTGCGTAAACAACTACCTCTTTCAGTACTCCAGATGGGTCGATGAATGACGAAGGAGTCATCACGGAATTGACTCTGTTATTCTTTAGAGCAAGAATTAGTTTCTCACATTCTTCTAGCTGAAGATCGAATTCTAGGTTAATAACAAGACGCTGAGAGTTTAACCCTTGAGGGGAAATACTAAAAGCTTTGTCAAAAACTGCGCATGTAAGAACGCCGTTTGCCCACTGAACGTCTAAGTTTGACGGTAGCAACCTGTATCCGTAATCAACGCTAGGTAATAGCCCAACGTCTTCACTAATAGGATTGTCTGGATTCTGAGGAGTAGCCATTTTTTATAATAGAACTCTTGTTCCGCTAAAATCTAAGGTGAATAACAGGTAGTCTGACTCCGAACTGTCGATGCTTAATGAATCAACTCGTGGGTTGGTGACTAGGAATTCTTTGCTTTCAGACAAGTCTTCCTTGTAGACTTTGAAGCCGATTTTTTCGTTCTTTTGCTTTAAGTAGTAGTCGATAAGGTCGATTCCTCCGTCCATGGGCATTTCTCCCATGTCTCTCACTACGCCTGAAACTGACATCTTTTGTGTTATGACTGGCGATTCGAGAATAAGGATGTTTGTTCGGTCTAGGCTGATCGGTTGCTTAACATCTATCGTTTTTTCTTCGCTATATGTGATAGAATATATCTGTGAGTCGTCGAAGATGTCCATGAGCAATGCGATTCGGTCCATCTTGGGGATTTCTTCGTCTAGCTTATGCTCGTAGTAGGATACTTCTTTTTTCTGTGATAACTCGAGTGTCTTGCATGTGAACGACGCTGAGAGCGTGGCAAATTCTCCTGCGGTAATTGATATTGAGTAGTTCGCAAGATTGCCCTCTAGCTTTGTGTAGGAGCTTTCTTTTTTGTCCCCTTCCGACAATCCGTCTAATGGGAAGTCCATTAGCCTTACCGTGTGGCTTCCCTGTAGATAGTCAAAGAGTAGCTCGTTGTAGTGAAAGAGCTTTTGTATATCTACGTTGTAGACTGGAATCGACTGCGGTTGGTTTTGAGAGAGTCCGCCAAGGAACACAGAAGTCGCATTTGAAAACGAATTCTGTATCCCTGTGACGGAGACGTCTTTCCACCTGTTTGTCGCAATCGTCTCTGGCTCGTCTATCGAGAAGTGAAGTGATGATAAGTCGTAACTCATTTTATGCCTTTAGGTTGCTAAGGAGACCGCCAACTCGCTTTTCTTCGGATATTGTTTGCTTAACGACGTCTTTAATCTTCTGGGCGAGTGCCTTGTCGTCGTCTGTGCCGTCCCCTTCTTCGTTTTCACTGGATTGACCTTCGTATGTGGAAGAGACGTTAATGGTGATATTGCTTTCTCCTCCTGTCCCTGCTGTTTCTCGGATTGCTGAGACAACTTCTTCCAACTTGGTGATAAGCTGAGAGATATCCATTCCGTTGCCTGTATTCTGCGTTGCAGAGGCGTCGGAGAAGGAGACCTTGTTGCTATTCAAAGCGTCAAGGAATGGTGTACCAACACTGTTTACAGCTTCTCTTGAGATAACGTATTCACCCTGAGAGGCGTTGATTGTTTGGTTGTCTCGTCCTGCTGTACCTGAAGTAATTTGACCACCAATTGCCTTTTGCTTTTTATCTTTATCTTCGTCGGTCGATTCAGAGGTTTTACTCTTATCACTGTCTGATTTCTTGGATGTTAGCAAGTTGAACGAACTAACGTTGATGCCTGATGCAGAAGCGTTTTGGAAGACGCCTCTAACATCTTCAGAATTGCTGTTCCACCACTTGGCAAGGCTTGCTGCTCCTCGTCCAAGAGCTGTACTGCTTCCGCCTAGAACGTTCGAGAATCCCCATTTTTCTCCTCCGCCAATAGCTCCTGTTATATAGCCAAGACCAACTGTTGCACCAAGTCCGATAAGTGCGTTTTTCCACGCTTTCTTCTGGGCTTTTTTCTGTTGTTCGTATTCGTATCTACGTTGGTCTTCTTCGTAGGCAAGGTTGAGAGCGGTTTGCTTGTCTTGTTCGAGTTCTCGGTTTTCTGCGTTGTCAGCAGCTCGTGCCTGTTGAGACAACTGCATACTTTCCGTTTCCAAGGATACTAGAGACCCTGAACTGTCGCTTGTTGTTATGTCGTTGGCTCCAGACGTAAACGACTGCATAGCAAAAGCTTTAAGGTTATTGCTTCCTGAGATTTGTCCGTATCCGTACTTCGTTGGCGAGTAGAATCCGTTTGCGCCGTTGTTGGTCTTTGTTGTTTCTGTTAAAGCACCGTTGTCGAGGTAGACAACGCCTGTTTCTTTGTCTTTGACCCATCCGTCTCCGAATTCTCCTGAAACGTAACCACCAGAGGAGTACATCCCGATTCCGCCGTTGTTCAAAGCGTCGAGGAATTTCGTTCCTAGTGACTTGACAGCTTTCTTGTTGATGACGTATTCGCCTCCTGTGAGCATGGCTGGAACGTCGTCTTTTGTTCCAGACCCTCCATTAACTTTACCACCAGTGGCGAAGCCAAATCGAGACTGATTAGTTGCTGTTCCTGTAGAGAGGAAGGATGCGTCACCCAAAAGTCCAGATGCTGCAACATCTATACCTTGAGCAGTGTTCTGCGTGAACATTCCACTAAACAGCCTGTTAAACAGATTGCTTATCAAGCTGTTGATGCCTTGCTTGACGATGTTTTGAGCAACATTGAGCATTTCATCGGCGAAGGCATTTCCAAATGACTTTGACCCTGAAATTGCTGTAGAGAAAGCGTCAACAAATCCGTTCTTCAAGTCTAAGATAGAACTGCCCATCTGTTCTTCCAATCGACCTGCTTCATCTTTCATCTGCGCCAAGGAGCTTTGCCAACCTTCGTTGAGCGTTTTGAATTCCAGACGTTGGTTGAGGCTCTTTTTTAGTTGAAGAGCTTGGATTTGAAGTTCCTTGAGCTGTTCTGTATCTCCAGAAGCAGAGGCGTTCGCCATTTTTTGACTTAAGTCTTCCGTGGCTTCTTGGTATGACCAATACGTGCCTTGGATAGGATTACCTTCGGCGTCTCTCTTGTTTCCGCTGTAGGCGGCTACATCCTTAACTGGCTCGTTGTAGACATTAGCCTTTCTCTGCGCTTCAAAGCGTTCCGTCGCTGTTCCTGCGGTATACGCTTGTAGTGCGTATTTACCTGCTTGGTCGAAGGTTGATTTCAGAGATTTTTGCCCTTCAATCATTGCTTTCTGCAAGGTTATCGAAGAGGAAGAATAGTCGGCAATAGAAGATACAGATTGTCTAATAGCATCGGTTTTGTTGAGTAAGGCAACATCACCTTCGTTAGATTCAGCAAGATCGGCAGATATGACGGCACCTGTATGAGGCTCTCCATTGTCTGCTTGTCGTATCTCTGGTGCTACGTAAGTACCATCGGGTCGTTTATAAGCACCTGCCGTCTTATTTGGGTCGAAGTTGACGACGTGTTTGCTTGCTACTGGCTTGCCTGTTTCGTCATATCCTAAAGCCTCGCTTGGGAAAGACTGCGTGTCGTATCTTGGGTCTTTAAGTGCTTTTGAATTAGGGAATGCGCTAGTTGTGAGAAGATTGCTATTGTCTACAGAAAGAAGGTTTGCAGTCGCAAAACTAACAGTAGGCGTAGGAGAAATAAGGCTCTGAGTATAAGTATCCACTCCATCCAAGAAATTGTCTATTCTTGATGTTGTGTTAAATCCTTCGAGGAAGTCCTTCAGATCGACCAATTCTCTCTTAAGCCCTGATACTGGGTCGATCAAGGATGACAAGGAATTTATCGTCGTTGCCAAGCTTATAGAGAAGTCGTCCAAAGCGGATACCGCTTCTTCGAGGCTTGTCTCAAGTTGGTTGTCTTCTACGCCTTCACTAGGTTTAGCTATAACTGGGACATCAGCAAAAGCTTTTGTCTCTGTAGGAGCATTTATCAGAGTGAATTTGCTGTCGGAATTCGGAGTGTTGGTCTTAGCCGTTTCTTCCTGTTGTTTTTTGGAAGAGGCTTCTTGTTCTGCCTTTTCCTTTTTGTCGTTAGCTTCCTTAAGGAGGCTAGCAATCTTATCCAGGATTTGCTGTTGTTCGTTGCCGTTTTGAGCGACGATAGCCGAGAGCTTTTCAATAGCATCTGTAGGGCTTGCGGCTTGAAGCTCGGTCTTGAGCAATTCTCCGAGTTTGTATTCAGCTTCGGCGTCTTCCTTGGCTTTGTACTGGGCGTACTTGTCGATTGACCCTGTTTTGTCTCCCTTGTTGAACGTTTCGATGACGTCGTTTAGGTGACCTGCATTCTTAAGGGATGAGAATTCCTTAAGCAAGTCTAGGTCTGCCTTCATGCCATCTGCTTTGGCGGAATTCTTAGCCTTTTCAATCGAAGCATTGTAGTTGGCGTATGCCATCATCTGTTGCTTCAGGTCGTCGGGCAAGTTGTCCAGTTCGGCGTCTAACTTCGTTGTCTTCAGGTCGATACGCTCGTTCTGCTTTTCCAAATTCTTGGAAAGCACGTCGAAGCGCATGGTTATCATGTTGACGGAATTCTGAAGCTTGGTGCGTACTAATTGCTCAAACAAGGATAGCGTTGCACTCGCCTTTGAGAGATCGGCGGTTGTGTCAGCTACGTTTGTAGAGCTAATTACAGAGCGGTACTTGCTCGTATCTTGTGTCGCATTGAGAGCTAATGTAGCTTGACCGTCTTGGGAAGCCCTAAGATTGTTGATAAGCTCTTGAATCTTCTCAATTTGTTCTCTCGCAGTGATTTGCGACGTTGACCCTTGCTGTGCAACTCCTGTCGTTGTGTCCTTAACAGATTGAATAGATTGAATGGGCTGTTGCTTGCTTCCAATTTGCAATTTCTGAGGAACAAACTTGTTCCACATATCTTTAACCTTGCCGAAGAAAGAGTTGTCCGTCAGAGTTTTATTGTCTGTCAGCGACGTTTCATTGTTTCCACCGTTAGCCGCTTCTTTGAGCTTGTCTCCTGCTTCGGAGAGATTTCTCGCAGAATTATCCAAAGCTTCGCTTGTAGAAAGAAGTTCGTACGACGCAACTTGCATTCCTTCAATACCCTTCAAGTTTTCGAGGGATGCTTCGAGAGACGCAATTTGCTCGTCCTTGTCGTTCTTTTGCTTTGTATTGAGGACGTTTGTGAAAATTTCTTCAGCAAGCTTGGCTAGTTCTTCTCCTGCTATTCCTGAGGAGTCGAGGCTGCCAATCTTGTTGATGAAGTCGTTTTTCACATCTCCCATCGGCAATGATTCAACTTGCTTGTACATCGCTTCGATTAACTCTTGGCGTGCCTTAGCTAGGTTGATTGCGTTCTCTCGCTTGGATGTTTCTATGTCGTCGAAGCTATTTTGCGCTTGGAAGTATTGAGATAGCTCTGGCTTAGCGGCTGAAAGTACGCTACGTTGTTCCTTGCGAATCTTGCTTGCGTCAGAAAGTTCTTGCAAGTCTTTGGATAGCTCGTTGAGCTTCTTGGATACTCCAGAGACTGCATCTTCTAACTTCCTCGTATCGAACGATTTTTCAACCTGGGCTAGCAAACGTGTACTAGATTCGAGCGACGACTTGATGAACGACGCTTGGTAGTTGTCTATCTTAGCTAAAGCGTCTACTACTGCTTCCTTTTGCCCAGAGATAGCATCTGCACTCTTTTCATCGGCAGACAAGGACGCCTTGTTCAAAGCGTCTTGCATCTCGACTGTAAGCTTTCGCAAGTCGTTCAAGTTTAGGTTATCGGATAAGAGCAATTCCTTCCAAGACTCTTTTGCTTCTGGCGTCGGTCCACTTTCTCCAAATGCTTTAGAGATTCCCTTAATAAGAGAGCCTCGGATTTCAGCAGAAAGCTTTTGTTCCTTAATACTCTTGGCGATAGCTTGGTCTTGTGAGCCAAAGCGTACAATATCAGCCTTTTGACCAAAAATTTCAGAGCGAATTTTCTGCAGCCCAGGAGCAGTCGGCAACGTTTCTTTAACCGACAAATCAGCAATAGTCTTCGATAGCTTCAAGAGAGCCATTTCAACCTTTCCTGAGAAGTTGTCTATGGTCTTCTTTAATGCTTCGATGTTTTCAGGCGTGTTTTCTAACCCTAACTGTTGAGCAAGAAGTCCTAAGTCTAAGGAGTCGCTGTTTTTAGCAAATTCAAGAATTTTCTTTAGTTGCTTTTGGTATTCACCACCTATAACGCCACCTTTACTATCTTTGACTCCAGGCAATGTCATAACGAAATCGTGCAATGCCTTTGTCTGCTCGTTGGCTTTCTTGCCACTCTTCTGAGCGTAGTCGCTTACAAGTCTTCCCTTCTCTTTGTCTGATACGCTTGAGTCTTCGAGTTTTTCTCTTAACTCTTCGGGCATTTCTTTGAAAGCAGATGCTATTGCTGCTCGTTGCATACTGCTGTACATGCCTGAGATAGACTGCAGGTTTTCGAGGGTTACTCTACCTTGCGACGAGTAGGTATTAAAGAACTCATTTGGTGTAGAAACCTTGTCTTTATAGTAGCTACGACCAAACGCATTAGTCTCTTTCCCATAGTAAGCGATTGCCTCGGGGAGCTTTTTGTCGAATTTGTAATTATTCAAAAAGTTCTGAAGCCCATATTTTTGTTCTTTTGAGTTCTGTATTCCTGTAGACTCTACAATGTCCTTAACTACGTCATAAGACGGCCCTCCAAAGACGCTATTGTAGAGCTGTTCGTCTTTGATAGAGCCTGCAGGTTTGGTTCTGGTAAGGGAGAAGGTGCTATGCGTCTTTTTAGCTCTGTCTTCTACATACTTGAGCCAAATTGATTTAGTAGAAGGCTTTTCTTCATCGTCGGCTGCTCCGTATTTCTTTCGATCAGACTCTGACTTGTATTCTTCTGCGTACTTCAAACCTGCAGAGGCAATTTGAGATGTGCTGATTTGACCTGTTCCTTGAACGAGTGAGTCGATAAATTTATCCAACGACTCAGCTGCTTTTTCCGCAGGAGTCTTGATAAGTCCAATTGATTGACCGATGAATTCTGTAATACCCTTCGTCCAACTGTCAGGCAATACTTGCCAAATAGTTGCTGCCCAACCGATGATAGGTAGGAACTTCATAAACGCTGCGGAAACTTTCGATACAGCAACGCCAAGCCCTCCCATTATCTTTGAAGCCATTTCTCCGACTACGCCTTTTGACTTGCTAAGAGAGTCTGCAACGGAAGACATTCGTCCCCTGAATAGGCTAGAAAGGTTCATACCTTCACCTCCCATCATCTTGATAACAAATGATGAGGAAATGAACGTCCCTAATGCCTTAACAAGCTTTTGACCAACAATCGCAGCTGAATTTCCAGACTTGACCAAATCGTCCATTGTTCCAGAGACGAAGCCTAGAATCATGGATAACCCAATGAGAGCAGTCGTATTGTCTTTGACGACTTCTACTCCTGCCATGCCTTTCTCGCCTAGAGAAGTGTTAATAGCTTTCTTGTGTTCTTCGCTTGGGCCAGCAGGTCCCTTTTTCGTGGGTGCTACTCCAGGTTCAGGAATTACTCCAGTAACCCCTGGGGGTGGCGTTAATTCAATAGCTTTCCCTGCTTCTCCGTAAGTAATAAGAGCGTTTCTTGCTTTCGTAAGAAGGGCAATTTGTTCTTCGATAAGAGAGTTGACTTTCTTGAAGCGTTCTGTAGTCATGTCGCTTCTTATGTCAGTTGTATTTGTTAATACATACTTCTCTTTGAACTCTTTGCTCTTGTTATAGGCTTCTACTTGAGCGTTTCTATACTGATTGATGAGGGCGTCAATGCTTTCTTTGCTCCTCATGTTTACAGTTTTAGCGTTGGGGACTCTTGCGCCTATATTCGAGTATGAGCCATCTTCGTTTTGCTGAAGAGGATTGCCGTATAGCCAGTTGTTAGCAAAGAGAGTCCTGTTAAAGTCTTGATGCCCTCTGTCGGGAGACTTTCTTTGAGAGTTTCTCTCTATTTCTTTTATCTTTGCTACGGTATGACCTAATGTTTTGTCTTTTTCAAAGTTTTTGCTCCCAAGCCATTTATCTGCGTTAAAATCTTTGTCATCAACCCAACTTGCACCGCCTTCAAACATTGTAGCAACGGTGTTTGCTGTTGAGTATCTTTTCCCATTGAGTTTAGCGTAGAACTGATGTCTTTCGTTCTCGTATTGCTCTCCGAGACGCCTTCTCATGTTCTCATCAGCAATAGAAGGAAGATTCTTCATATTGCTAGCGTACTTCTTATCAACGGCTTCCTGTTCTTCAGCCCATTTCTTTCTGCTTATAGCTCTTTCTTCTTCGCTCTTACCACCATAGAACAAAGCGTCGTAAACAGCTCTTGCGTTGTTTACTCCGTCCTTTCCTGAGAATCTATCAACCTCTTTTTTATCGAAAAGCCATTTATAGTTCCGTGCAGAATTGTTCGTCTTGTTTCTCTTAACAGACTGAACTATAGGGTCTTTTAAATCTTTAAGTTCAGCAAGGGAAACTGGTCTGGAATAGTATTCCATTTGAGTTAGGACTTGATGTTCTAACTGTGATGGGGTGTATTTTACCCTATGTTCTTCTGGAGTCTTGTCGGGGTATTTTTCAACGCCCAAAGTTCGTTTAACGCCAAGAGGCAACGTTTTTACAAATTTCGGATCTTCAAAATCTCCTTTCTTCGCATGTGTCACCAAATCTGAGTAAGCGAGATTCTTCTTGAAGGAAACATGGTTTCTTGCGAAGGATTTACCAGCTTTTTTCTTAGATTCAACTGGGTCCGTCATTTCTTTAGCAACTTCTGCTTCAGAAAGAGGTTCAATTTTTTTCTTTCTTGTTCCTTTTTCGACGAGATTTACATCTTCTTCTAGCGTTCTAGCTAAAGAATTAACAGCTTGGATATCGGCAAAGATTTTATCTAATCTTGCAGATACTTTATCAAGAACTTCTGGAGATGCAGGAGCTGCGCCTGTAGCAATCTTTGTTAATTCGTTTTCTACCTGCTTAAGCTCTTCTTGTGCTATGCTCATCCTCTCGGAGAAAGCAGCTGATTTCCCTGCAATTTCTGGGAACGCAGAGAGTTTATCTCCTTCACCTATTACTCTTGAAATATTAGGAAGGACTCCTTTCAAATTTGCCTGAAGCACAGCTTCTGTTGCTTGCGTTGTCTTTGAAAGAAGACCTTCAAGAGTGGTTTGAGGCTTAGGCTCAGGTACAGATATAGGTTCTGTTTTAGGCTCAGTAGTTGGGACTAAAACAGGAGCTACATCCTTAACGCCTGGAGTAGGGTTTACCGCAGGAGAAGGAACAGACTGAGGAGCAACAATAGGAGTAAGAGTCAGCTTCGCCAGCCCATCAACCTTTGCCTTCGATTCTTGAATCTCTTTCAATTTCTGCTCGATAAGCGATTTCTCGCTAGAAATGTCTTGCGTAGGCTTTGCGGCAGAAGCAGAAGTAAAAGTTAGCGTTACTGGATTGTTAGCTTGAGCTTGTTGCGACTTCAAAGTCTGGGCGATAACAGCGTCCATAGTCGTAGTCGCTACAGGTTTGGCTGTAGCTATAGTCGGCTTCGTAGTCTTTTGCTTAACAACAGGAGGATCGACAACATTAGGCGTTGAAGCAGAAGCTTCTGACTCTGCTCCTTCTTTGTCAGCAGGTTGACAAAGAGATCTCCAAGTTTGCCTCTTCTTAGGAGTTTTGGGGGTAGAAGCTTTTTTCTTTCTTTCTTGTTCTTCTTCGCTCTTTTGAATTTCTTTCTGAAGGTTCGATATGACGTTTTGAGTTTGAGGGCCTTCAGGGTTGATGTTTTCGTCGTCTTGTAAGGACTGAGGTTTAATACCAGTTGTCGTAACAGGACCTTTGTTTTTGGCAAATTGCTCTGCAAGTTTGCTATTCGAGTTTAGGACCGCTGTAACAAAATTTTTGTTAATGTTTTTCTGAGCCTCGGTGATATTCTTTGTATATATCTCCTTTTGTTCAGGGGTAAGATCGGCAAATGCTCCTTCACCAGCTTTGATGTCAGATAGGGATTTTTCAAAAGCAGTATTGAAAAAACGCATCTGATTGATAAGAGCGTCTTTTAATTCTTGCTCAGGCAACTCATTCAAGTTCTTAAGCTCAGATGGTGTCGACGATGTATTATTAAACAAGTCGTTGTTGTCGAATAAGATCTCCCCAGATTTTGGTCTATACTGAAGTCTAGGCGCAGCTTCTTTAGAGAACAAGTTGTCCTCGCCTTGAGCAATTTTCAAGATAACATCTTGCTTTACGACAAAATCTCTATTACTATTAACCCCCCAACTCTTAAGGAATTTCGAGCTAGTAGGATCGAGAATATCAAAATCTCCATTATTAGTTCCCTTAGCAAAGTTTTTGCCTTCTTGAATCTTTCTGTACTGATTGCGGTTGAGGATGGACTTACGACCGTTCCCCATATCGACAATGTATTCCCCAGTGTTGGCAACAATAGTTTGCTTAACACCATTGAGTGGGAAGTTATCCAAGATAACAGGCTTGTCTTTACCTTGCGCACCACCTACACCATTTCTAATAGATGTAATTTCCTTGGTGATTGCGTCGTCGCCTGTAGCTAAGTTTGAAATTGACCCAGTTTTCTTAATTAGTTTTCTTGCTTGGTCTGATTGATACTCAATGCTTAATTGACCTACTGATTGTAGGTTTGGCATTGTTGACCTTACAAGCGCAGCGACTTTAGCTAGGTTTGTTGCTAGATTCTTGACTGAAAGTTCTTGAGCTTGGAATGCAGCGGCTACTTCTACAGCGACGTTTTGGATATCCGCTTCGCTTTTCATCATCACTCCTTGTAAATCAGCATGTTGCTGAACATACTGGAGAGTAGCTCTTTCGATTTCTTGTTGGAGCTTTAGTTGCTGATTCAATCCGAGGAAAGCTTCGGCGGAATTTTTAATTTGAGTAAAGGCGGTTGAAAAGCCTTTAACCAATACCGCTATACCAATGGCTAAGCCTGGACCTGTAATAACTTCCGAGATGCCCTGTAGAGCATATTTCAGCGCACCGTCGCTCATTGATTCGTTAATCAATTCAAGGACGGTGTTGATAGCCTTCAAACTTTCCTTTGCGTTATCTAGGAAAGCTGTGTTACCAAACGTTGAGAGAGCTTGCTGGCCAAGGGTTTTGAATTTCTCAATTTGAGCGTCGAGCGTGTCATTGAGAACTTCGTTCTTCATGTACGCTTCGGTAGTGGCGTTCTCAGCATTGCGCATGTTCTTTTCATAGTCAGAAGTGCCTTTGCTGACGAGTTTTTCGCCTTCATCGAGAGCTTTGTATTCCTTAGAATTCTTGTCTCTACCTTCTTTTTCTTGACTAATTTGTTTTAAGACGTCGATGCCACTGCGAGTTTCGCCGTTTTCCTTGAAGATTTTGACCTTAAGCCCCAGTTCATCAAATCTATTAGAGATTTTCTGCAACTGGTTTCTATCCAAGTCGTCAAGCGACTTACCCATGTCGTTTAAGAGAGCGATGGATTTGTCAACCTGGTACAAACCGAAGATGTCCTTCAGGAAGGTTGTTTTGAAACTGGCGTCTTTGAATGCAGGGTTTTCCTTAAGTGCCTTAGATAGGTTCTTAAGGATGTCCATGGTTTTGAGTAGCTCGCCGTTGTCAGAGCGGATTTGTACCCCTTGTTCTTCGAGCTTTGTCAACGCATTCTTTTCATCAAGAATACGTGTCATGATTGCCTTCATGGAGTTCCCGAGCTGACCACCTTGCAAACCTGTGTGAGCTTGCATAGCAGCAATAGCCGATGACAATTCTTTGAAGGATACACCTGCCGCTGTTGCTGCAGACGCAGATCGAGCCAAGCCTTTAACAATGGAGTCGGTCGATGCTGCTGTCTTCAAGTCGATTGCAGACAACGAGTTAAGAATCTGGCTAGAAGAAAGATCTTCGTTGTTGAAAGCGTTGATGGTTGCCGTAATACCAGAAATAGCTTCCCCTAAGCTAATACCTGTCAAACGAGTCATAATCATGGCGTCGTTTGTTCTGGAAATGACGTCGTTCATTGCCAAACCCTGACGAGAGAATTCTAGAGCGGCTTTGGTGGCATCTTTGAACGAAGTAGCAGAGTTCTTGGCAACATCGAACAACTGCTTACTATAGTCCGCCATGTCTTTTGTAGAGGCGTTGGTGATAACCTGTAGGTTCTTGAGAGATGCTTCAACTTCAATTGTCGAAGATACTAAGTCCTTAAACGCTTTACCAACACCACCGATGATAGCGGCGGAAGCACCGAACGCCAACACACGAGCGTTAGCGGCTTCCATGGATTTTTCGAATTCAGAGGCTTGCCCTGTAATACGCCCAAGAGGTTGGGAGAATTTTTCAAATGAGCTACCAATGTTTGCGAAGTCTCTTTGAATATTCCTAAACCCTGCAGAGAAGTTCTTCGCTGCGTTGGCCCCTTCCTGTCTTACTTGGTTGGGGTTAGACGTAATTGTTAGCTTGAGATTATTAGTTGCCTCTGCCATTTTTTATCTGAATTCTCTTTTGTAGTTTTACACCATAGGGGATAGCTTAGCCCTGAAGCTTTGCTAGTTCTTCCATGTTCATTTTTCCGCCATTACGCTTCATAGCTTTGAGCAGACTGAATTGTTGAGTGTCTGGCTCAAGTTGTTCCAAGTCCTCCTTGGTTGCACCCACATAAGCCACCTGGGTTGGTTCATCGCCTGACGAGCCACCCTTGAGTTCTGAGTTGTACTTCCTGTTTTCCTTACGAACGAACGCAAGCACCTTTTCGTAGTCGTGGGAAATAGAATCTGGGACTTGGTAGTTCTTGAAGATGTTCGTGTAGATCTTCGCCAAGCTGATAAGACGTACCTGGAAAGACGATAGTCCAAAAACGTTCTTTCCGAAGAAAGCCGATGGGTCTTCTGCAATGATGAGGTAGGATGAGAAAAAGTGGCTAGTCACAAGTTCGTTCATTGCTGGCTCGCTAATCTTCTCTCTAACCGCCTTAAATGCCTTAAAAAGGGCTTCTACGTCCTCTGGCTCTAGTTCGTCCTCCTCCTCCTTAGAAAACGCCTTCTGGGTGCATTCTGGGTCCTTGTAGAAGAGAGAGAACACAAACTTCTCATAGCTCTTAATGTCAGCGAAGTCTTCTGCGGTCCGACCAAGTGCTTCTCGTCGGTCGGATTGCATACGGTTAAGCCTAATAGTTTCCTTGTCTACTAGGCGTTGTTGCTTCTTTTTCTGGGAAGGCAAAATGAGTTTGTCTCTCGTGAGGGTGAGAGATTCGACGAAGCCTTTTTGTTCTTTGAGGGCAATTTCTTCTTTGTCGCTCCACGCTCCATGCTTGATAGCTTTTGCAAGTGCGGTTTTTTCGTCGGGAATTCCCATAGCGACGTATTCTCTGATGTAGTCCTTGGCGTGTTCTACGACGATGGATTTTTCGTAGTCTTTGTAGTGCAATACGTATAAAGGCACGCCACAAACCTCTACTCTTGAGTATCCGTTGACTATTTCCCTTAAAAGTTCCGAGGCTTCTTCTTCTGTCATCCTGTAATGATTACAGAAAAAGGGCTTACTAGTTGCCCAGTAAGCCCTTCTCTGATACGTGATGTGTTGTTTTATTCTATGTGAGTGTCATCTCACACTTCTTCAATGCGGTTCTTTTTCACTGGCTTTGTAGACGTCTTTGGTTTAGCCGTGGTCTTCTTCGGTGTCCGCTTGGCAGAAGGCTTTTTCGCAGGAGCTGGCTTTTTAGCATCTTCATCCGCAGTTTCTTCAACTGGTTGGGCGTCAGGTTCTTCAGCCACAGTTGGTTGTTCTTCTGCTGGAGCTTCTTCGGATGCTTGCTCAGCTTTTTCTTCAATCTTAGAGTTGTAGAAGTCTTGTGCAAAATTTTGGTTTTCGGCATCTTCTTTTTCATTGTCTTCCAAGATTTCTACTTCACGTTGGTAGTCTTCCTGGGTTTCCAAGTCCTTGCGGTAGTAGAACAGGCCATAGACCTTGAGAGCCTTCTTGGCAATCTTGTCGTAGATGGGGTCGCCTGAGTCTTCCAATTCGTACAAGCGTTCGACTTGGTCGTCGTAGCTCATCTTCTTGGTGACTGGGTCTACTGGTACGTCGTATAGACCTTGGAATTGCTTTTCTCCTTCGAGGCGGTATTGAGTACCCTTAATGATGAAGTAACGGAATTTGTAGTTTTCCGCCATGTTGTCGGCTGTACTACGGAACAAAGATTCGTACTCGGTTTCAATTTCCTTAATACGGAGGGTTGTGTCGCCGAATTCCTTTGTGAGAGCTTGGAGTTCTTCGTAGTATTCCTTTTCTTCTTCCGTCATTGTTTCTGGCGTCTTGTCCTTGAGGACGAAGGCGAGGTACTGGAAGCGGTTAGGAATTTCTCGGTAGCGTTCGTAGAGTGAGGCGAGTTCCTTGAAAATTTCGTCGGTGTAAAGACCACCTGTATCGCAATACTTCTTGTAAATCATCTGCTTTGTCATAATGCCGTCTTCTAGGCACTGTGACATCTTTCGAGCATAATGACGTTCGGACTCTTCAATGTCGCTACGTGTCGGACGCAAAAATTGCACTTCAATCAAGTTGACGGCATCTTGCATCTTGGTACGTGTGATTTTGTCGCCTGTTGCAGGATCGACTTCTTCGATACGTACTTCCTTGGTCGTTGGCTCTTCTACCGTGAAAGAGTACAAGACTTTTGGCTTTTTGGTGGAACTAAACATACGTAAGGGTTTTCTCTCTACATGATTACACAGATAGCCTATAGTCCGTTCTTCCAAGTGAAAATACTTAGGACTATCAGCAAACCTACTCCGATTCCAGAGCAGAAAAATAGGAATAAAATAAAGATTCTAACTAAAACGACAACCAATCGGTTGCTCTCTTCTAACTCTTCTACAAGTGGGGATTTTTTGGGGTTCATAATTCGCCAATCGACGGCTTGGTTCTGTCGGAGATTTTTTTCAACAGTACCATCAAATCTTTCAGCTCGTCAACTGCGCATAGGGTGTCCTCGGTTATTCTGGAAAATTTTCCTTTCTCGTCGGCGTCTTCGATTTTGGTTACGTGGGAGGATAGCTTGGTGATAAGTTTTCTGTTCTCGATCGTTGCGTAGAGCTTCGTCACCGCTCGGTGGATTTCAAAAACTTGGATTTCTGGGTTTTGGTTATCGTTGTCAAGAATCATGGTTTCTTTCTATCTTACACGGCAAGCCGTGTAAAATCCTATGACCATGAGAAGAATAGGAAGAGGCACTTTTGCAGGGTTAGGCAACCAACTCTACGAAATTTCGGCATTGTATTGTTTAAGCAAGGAGCTTGGCTTTCGGTGCTTTTTTGAAGAAGGGCAGTTAAACGGTTCTCATTCAAGAGTTCACGACGCTTACATCCGCAGAATTATCCATGACAACTTCCCTATCGGCACATTTGACTGGGATAAACCTGTCCATCACTGGTGGTTTGACCCTTGTCAATATGACGCTTTTATAGACTGGGCTGGGGCTTCTGATACGGATATTAGAATTTCTGGGTGGAATGGTCCTCCTGCAACTATAATGCAAAAATACAAGGAGGACTTGTGGAACATCTTTTCTATCCTTGTTCCTCATACTGTAGATACAGAGACGCTCGGTCTACATTTTCGCTGTGGCGACTATGAGTTCTATAACATGGGGCATCTTATCTTTACTGGCTCGTCTTTGGGAAAAATTCTCACCTGGTGCTATAAGCACGATATGCCTAGAAAGGTTAAGGTTTATACAGAAAGCCCCGACCGATGGGAAAAGGCTCTTGAAAGCTCTAATGACTATACGCCATACAAAGGTTGTTTCCAGTTTGAGCTTGTTGTCGAAGACGATCTGGCGACGTTCTTCAAAATGGCATCTCACAAGTATTTTGTTCCGTCGGTTAGTACATTCTCTGAATGGGCAATATTCTTGGGAGACGCCGCTCAAAGCGACCGAGTTATCTGTCCAATTCGGGCGATTATGAGTAATTGTGGTACTGACCCTGTTTCAACTCTTGACTGGGGCAAAGATAGACTTTTAGCCCTTAAACTCTAAGAAAGTGAATCTTCAAATCACAAAAGACTACGACTGGCGAACTGAGCAGTTGGTCGTTTTTTTGACTAGCTATTCCCACCCTCTTTTTGAGTCTAAGTACGATGTTCTGAGATTTAAGTTCGATATGTATGACATCCTCATTATGCTTGATGAGGTAGAGGATATCATCGATCAAGCTTTTAAGACAATGCCAAAACTTAGAACAGTTATTGTTTTGGGCATGTGCAAGGATAGCGTCGCAGGACTCGAACTCACAAATAGGCTTTTAAGCAATGAGAAGTACCGTGGGAAACTTCGATTCGGGTTTGTTGGCATGATTACCTACGACCTTTCGGCTACTTGTTCTTTGCACCCTGCTTTGCCTAAAATTAGCACCTACATGGATACTATCTCTAAAGAGCCTTACAAGAGTCTCCTTGCTAAATATGGCAATACTGAACAGGCAATTGCTCGGATTAGAAAAATAGACCCTGGCTATCATCCTGCCATTATCAATTGTTATTCTTTCAACGCTAGCAACACATACGACGTAGAGAATAACAACAAAATTTCTTATCTCCTTGATGAATGGTGGTCTCTCAAAGCTCCTGGTGATTTAGAGGAGAGATTTGCTCATCGGCACGTACACATCAATTTGTTGGAGAGGACAAACAAATTCTCTGAAATGTTTGATGAAGCCTTCCGCATCACTGAAGGAGGCGAAGTCACCAAACAACACTATAGGCTTTTCATATGAATCTAGCTATAGGCAAAAACTACCACGGAGATTGTAAGCAGTTAGTTGTTTTTCTCACTGACTGGTTTACGTTATCGGCAGAGCTTTTCGATGTCGTCAATGTTTCCTACGTGAAATGGGAGTCATTGCTCATGCTCGACGTTATCGAAGAAAAGATAGCTGAAATTTTTAGTTCTTTGCCTAAGCTTGAGACGGTTGTGTTTATGGGGTTCTGCAAGAATAGCGTCGCCGCAATCGAGATGGCAAACCGCTTTATCCGCAATCCTAAGTTCAACCAAAAAATTCACTTCGGGTTGATGTGTCAATTTGGCGAAAGCTTCAAAGATAGGAATTTCAAGAGTGTCTACAAAGACAAAATCCAGTCCTACCTCAACGTCAAAGATGACCCTGAGTATATACCGTTTTTTGAGAAATACGGTAGCGCAAAGGAGAGGCTTGAGTTCTTTAGACAAGCTCCTGTTGATTATACGCCTGGCGTTATTGCTGTGTACTCGTATGGAGATGTCTACCTTTCTGACGAACGAGTTTGTGTTGGCTTGGATAGCGTAGTCGATAAGATATATTCTACGAAAGCTCCTGACTCTTTTAGAGAGTCTCTAACTCACGTGCTTATTCAGAGAGCTATTGTTTCTAGCGTAACCGAATTTATGTGGTTGTTTGAGGAGGCGTTCAAGCTTTCTGCTGAAGGTAGTAAGTCTGAAGGTAAAGCTGTTTGGAAGGAAATTTCCCTGTCGGACTCTGCTATTAGGAGATGCCTTGCGTAGTTTTATCAATTACGTTTGATAAAAAGGCTGTTTTTAGCGGTTTTGTCATTCATGATTGATGAATTCTCGGTGTAAATTCTAGCATCATGGAAAAATATCTCTACGACAAAATCGGAGTAGTCAAAGACCCGACTGAAGGCGATATGGATATTGCGGACTTAAAGGGGTATATTAAGTTTAACGTAGAGAATTTTACAGCTCCTCGTTATGGGAAAAATCTTACCTTTTATGTCTTCAGTAACCTGGATAATGGCGTGTCTGTGACCTTTGATAAAGCTGATACGACGGCATCTCTCTATTCTGTGGATTTAGAGGGTAGCTATTACAAGCACGTCTTCAGAATTACTGTAGGCAAGAATCCTGCGCCAACCACTAGAACTATCACAGGTACAGTAAGTTTGAACGTGCCTGATAAGGGCAAACTTGACGGTAAAATCACTATCTACCAACACGCTGGCGTGGACGATTGATGAGTTCAATCTTTTTCTCTAAAGTCACAGGGGAGTATATCTTAGCAATTCCTAAATGTGGGTGGAGTCTTTCAAAGCGGTCGAGGAATCAAGATGGCTCTCCTTGCTTGAGAGAATTGCCGTTCCGCCAAGAAATTTTCTATTGTCACGGCATCCTTGTTCGTGAGCCTGTTGCAAGATTCAAGTCTTGTATTAGGGACAAATTTGTCCGCCAAGGGAAGAAATATGCTGGCTCTCATGAAGTCAAAGCAATAGCTGCTAGCTTTGGTATTCAGCCTGAAGAGGTCTGTTTGATGAGCATCGACGACATCTTGGATAGAGTAGAAGATTCTATCCCTAAGCTAAGATATGGCTCAACTAAGCTATATAAAGGAGTTCTCAATGAACATCTTCAGCCTCAATCATACCAAGTCAAAGAATACGCCGACGTCGATATGTCTACTAGGCTTCGAGATATTCGCCATGACAAGGCTTGGCTTTCAGAGCTAGGAATAAACACTTGTATTAGATTCAACAACACCGAGGGAATTAGATTCCCTTTAACAGAAGCCCAAGAAGCTAGAATTAAATACCTCTATGCCGATGACGTGGCTCTGTACGAGAAATACAAAAGGCAAGTAGATTACGGAGAGATTCCTTTTCCATAAACTGAGGTTAGGAGGTTGGTTTTGTTCTTTTTTAGCAAGAAGACAGGGGAGTGCGTACTCGCAATATACAAGTGCGGTTGGAGTTTGATGAGACGGTCTGTTTCTTCAGACAACCAACCTGTTATGGAAAAGTTGGAGGGATGCAACTTTTATACTCACGATATCCTTGTCCGTGACCCAGTAGAGAGGTTTATCTCATTCTACAAAGATAAAGTCGTTCGTGGTGGTGACTGCGAGTGCCTTCAAAGCTTATGTAAAAATTTTAGCCGATCTCCTGAAGAGGTTAGGCGCATGAGTATCGACGAAATTCTTGATGAAGTGGAGGAAAAATTGCCTGCGCTTAATTCGTCGGCATGTAATGAAATTCTCAATAATCACTTAGCCCCACAGCAATACATCATTAACACGTACGGACTGCACGACGAGAACACGAAGCTTCGTGACATCCGCTACGACATTGAGTGGCTAAAGTCTCTCGGCATTAACCCTCAAAATTTTTATAACAACACGTCCAACGTTCTTTGTTACGTGACGAAGCGAGAGAGGCAGAGAATAGCCTCTGTATACAAAGACGACGTCATTCTTTACGAAAAATATAAAAACCAAAATGATTATACTACTCACAGGCAAATCTGGCTCAGGTAAGACAACTCTCGGCAAGGCAATTTGTGAAAGAGTTGAGAATTCTTGCTTGTTGGATGGGGATGATTTAAGAGCGACGGTCGATAAAGACTTAGGCTTTACAAAAGAGGATATTGCAGAAAGATGCCGACGAGTTGGCAAGTACGCAAGATTCAGAGAATCAATGGGGAGCAGTTTGGTTGTAATAACTATCATTGCGCCACTCCTTGAGCCTCGGCTTGAATTAAAAAGACGCCATAATGTAATAGATTTTCTCATCGAGCAAAGTGGCGTTGAAGAACGAGACGCTAAAGGCTTATATAAATCTGGTAAAGCTATGCCTTACGAGAAAGGAGAGCATGATTTTGTTGTTTGTGTGGATGGAAAGACTGTTTCACAATGCGCTGATTACATATTAGAAGTCTTGGGTTTTTGAGTACCTCCGAGAACGTAAGTTCTGGGTTTTGTGTAAAAATTTTTATAGCCCTCCCCGGAAAACCCAATAGCCGAGAAAGTTGAGTTCCGGACTCAAGTTTCTCAAGATGGTTTGGTTGGTGGCTCTCCGCATACGGGAGGGTATTTTCTGATACGCCATGGCTTTTGAAAGATACATAGACGTCCCCATTCACATTATTGTGGATGAAGAGAAGAAATTCGTTCTAGCGAAGGACTTCCAATTGAGCAACGCCGCTCAAATCAACCAATACCGCTTGCTCGGTAAAAAGGTAAAGTCGAAGAACTATACCCCAACTGGCAATCTCACAACGCAGGTGACCATGAACCTGTACGTGGACAACACGTTGGATACGTATCTTTTCTTAGCCAAGTGCGTACAAAATGAAGACGGTTTCTCGATGACCGTCGGTGATTCAGAGTTCAACTACTGCTACGTGGACTCTGTGCAATTTTCTGTTTCACCATTTACGCCTGTGATTCTCGCAATGCAGGTGACTTGCTGTGACGTCCAATCAGAAGGGTTGATTCCTTCTACAGAGATTAACTCTGCTTCTTTTGACCTCGCCAACGGTGCTAAGTCAACGTTTAAGGCTGTCGATGAAGAAGGCAACGAACTGCCTGTCCTTGAAGCTAATGTGTCCATTGCAGGGCAACGCCAAATCTACTACTCACCTGGTAGTACTATCCCTATGAGGGATACGCTACAAAACTGTGAATTGACTGTAGATTTGAAGCTAGGTGGCATCGGCAAGTTTGTTCAATACGACGTCTCTAACACAAACATTTCAGTGGACTTTACCATTAACACTCTGACTGGAGAACGGTGTTTCGGGATTGCTGACATTCTGTCTGACCCAACCATTCTCAACGAAGACGGCAAAATGGAAATGGTCGTTCAACAACAAAGCCTTTCTATGGAAGAAGGCGGATTCCTTTCGGGGAGCATAACACTCAAAGCAATTCTTTTCTAAGAGATGGGAGTTCATTACTGTAGAAAATGTGGCAATAAGATGGAGTATACGTACTCTAAGCCAAAATTCTGTAGCTCCTGTGGCGCATCTCAAGAAAATGCAACCGCAGAAACTGCTACTGCATCTCGTAACCCATATCAAGAGATGCTTGCCAAAAAGCGCAATCAACAAGAAGGTATCGAAGAAGATTCCCTTGTCGTGGATAACAATATCCACATGTCCTCAAGCAAGATTCATGCGCTTGCTTCCAAATTGAACGTTGAAGTCTCGGACGCAGGGGAGGGCATCGGTCGAATAATTCATCTATGACGAAGCCCTCTGCCCCACAACCCAATTCTCCTAAACGCCCAACGTACGAAGAGTGTTTTCCGAGAATCGACGCTGTTATCCAAAAAAACTACAAGAGATATCATCTCAACGGTTTGTTATGGATGGACTGGGAAGACGTCCAACAAATTATACGACTTCACATTTTCAAAAAGTGGCATCTCTGGGACCCAACCAAGAAGTTGGAGCCATGGGTTAATGTCATTACTATCAACCAAATCCGCAACATTATCCGCAATAACTGGACGAACTTTGCTCGTCCTTGCTTGCGTTGTGAATTTTTTGATGGTGATGAGAACTGTGAGAAAAACCACGATGGTCGAGTATCACGTGAATGTCCGCTCTACAAGAAGTGGATGGATACAAAGCGTGCCGCTTTAGACTTGCGCATTTCTAACTCATTGACTGGTAGAGAAGAAGAACTCTCTCCTGCCATTGAGCAAGAAGGCATGGATGCAATCATCATGGATGAGTACTTCGAGTACATGTACAAGACGTACGACCCCATTGATGTGTTCATTCTTTATGAGACTTTTGTAACGGCAACTCCTGAAAAGGAAATCATTGCCAAGATTCAAGATAAATACGACGTGATTATCACTCTTACCAACTTGAGAGAACGTCGTCGTGCTATCAAACCGATCGGCATTGAAGTCTTGAGGAGCTTTCCAAACAACATAGGAGAAAACTAATATGTCTGAAGAACCTCCTAAAAAAAGAGGGCCAGGACGCCCACGAAAGCCCAAACCTTTGAATCCTGGTCCTAAGAGAGGTCCAGGAAGACCTCGTAAGGTACAACCTGAACAGGATGCGCCAAAGTCGGGCGCAGGTCTGGGCGTGGCTATTAGCCAACTTGCTGCTTTCAAAAAGGCGTTCGGTAGTGATGAACGTGTCGAGCTAACACAAGCTCAAAAAAACCTCATTGACGCTAGCATTTCCGACGTCTTTGACGTGTGCGAACTTGCGCAATTTGTTTTTGACGACTCGTCATTGCTGAATTCTGATGAAGAAGTCCGTGCAATCAAGCGTTACCTCATTGACCGTAATGACGTTAAGCCGATTGAAAACCGCACGCTCCTTGAGTCTATCTCTGATGATGAGAAGGACTACTACGACTTTACTCCAGAGCAAGAATCTTTGATTGTTGAAGAAGCTCAGTCTGGGTCGTCTATCGTGACCATTGCAAAGCTTGTTTTCCCTGGTGAGGACAATAAGTACTATGCGCCATTAGGTAGAGCTTGCCGTCGAATTCTCTACGTCTTACGCAAGAATCGTATTGACCCTAAAACCGTCCGTGAAGGTGGTCTCTTGCTTGAATACCGTCCTTCTCGCACGAAGAATCAAGCGGTAAGAAAGGTTGTTCTCGCTACAGGCTCGCCTCTCGAAGAGTCGATGCTTACTCGTAATGAGTCTCTTGGCATAGATAAGATGATTCGCAATATGGCGACTGCTCGATTTGTCAAGGTGATGAATGGTTATCCAGACGCCACTGACCGAGAAATTTTCGAGCAAGAGTTTGTCCGTCAAACCTGGAACAAACCTGACCTTACGCCAGAAGACGTCAACTTGTACATTCTTCTCTGCAAGAACGTTACCTACTTGGAAACTTTATCCTCGCAAAAGACTAAGCTTAATATGCTTATCGATAACTTGGATGAAGACCAAGAATACTCACGCAACCTCTCGGACTCCATTAAGACGCTCGATAAGGCTTACCAAGACTGCTCTAAGTCGATTAAAGATTTAACTAAGGAACTTCAAGGTAACCGCCAGGAACGTCTAAAAAAACAAAACCGTGAAAACGTCAATATCCTCAACATCGTTGAGGCTTGGAAGGACGAGAAAACAAGGCGTGAAATGATTGCTATCTCCAAGAAGCGTAAACAAGTTGTCGCCGAAGAGGTGGACGAATTCGCAGAAATGGATGAATTTACCGCACGAATCCTTGGCTTAAGGAAGGAAGACGTATTATAATACACCCATATGATGCGTTGTCAAATCTGCGATAGAGAATTTGAAGATCGTAAAGAACTTCATAAGCACATTAAGTCGGAACATAGTGTTTTAGTTAAAGATTACTATGTGGCGTACTACCCTCGGAAGTGTCCATACTCTGGACTCACCATTGAGTACAAAAACTACGACGAATACTTCTCTACCTTCTTTTTCTGCGACAAGTACGCAGATGACTACTTCCGCACGAAGTGGAATACAAAGGAAGCTCGTGATTTGACCATTGAAATCTTCCGCAACCGCATTGAAAAGAAGAAGTTACTCCACGCTCCAACGTATCTGGAACTGAAGTCGCTTCAACTTCCTTCTCTGAAGCTTATCACCAAGATGTTTGGTAGCTATGGGGAGTTGTGCAAGATTGTGGGGATTCCTCTCCTCTTTAAGAACAGGATGCCAGCTGAGTTCAATAACGACTACTCCAACGTGGAAATTCTTATTGATACTCGTGAGCAACGCCCATTGACTTTCAATAATTGCCGTGAGGTAAAGCTTGATACAGGCGACTATACAGCAGGTGGTGAGTTTTTTACTCATACGTTTGTTGATAGAAAGTCTGAGGGTGATTTTAAGGGCACTCTCTCTGGTGGTTATGAGAGATTCCGTAGGGAACTCACTCGTTGCCGTGAACTGGGAGTGTTTATGTTTATCGTTGTTGAAGCGTGGTTTGAAGACCTCGAGAGGAACAACCGCTTCAAGCCACATCGTTGTAACTTGGATTATGTCCTCCACAACATGCGAACGCTTCAGCATGACTTCTACGACTGTTGCCAGTTTGTATTCTCAGGCAATAGGTCGAACAGTCAAAGACTTATTCCAAAACTGGTAGCTCTAGGAGACAAAGTCTGGGGCGTTGACATCCAGTACTATCTCGAAAATTAGCATGTGGGAAGAAGGCTCTCAGAATAGACCAAAACATAAGGACGTACTCGCTGAATGTGAGGCATTAAAAGGTTATCTCGATGATAGAAAAGCAATGGTGTCGTTGGTGGAATTCCTACGGAATGACCCCACCTTCGCTGCCAACCTGCTGTTAGGCGTTAAGTTGTTCCCTTTCCAGCACATGCTGATTAAAGGGATGTTCAACACAGACTACTTTCTGGGAGTCATTTCTCGTGCTGCTTCTAAATGCTCAGAGGAGAATTCTTTAGTCATTACTGACTCTGGGCTTA